GCTTCTATGGGGACATTCTCCACAGGTATAAATATTAAGAACCTACACAATATTATTTTCGCCTCACCATCTAAGTCTCAGGTGAGAGTTTTACAATCAATTGGTCGTGGTTTGCGTAAGTCTGATAATGGAGTGGAAACAAAGTTAATAGACATCGCAGACGATCTTCAATGGGAATCAAAAAAGAACTACACTCTCAATCATTCAGCAGAAAGAATCAAAATTTACAAGAGAGAGCAGTTTGATTTTGACATACACAAGGTGATAATATGAATGAAGAAGAAGCAGTCTTAGAAAACGTACAACAAATTAGGTTTGCTAATGGAACAGAAGTTCTCGCTAATATTGCTAAGTGGGATGAGGATGAGTTTCTAGAAGCAAACTGTATCCTAGAAATAGAAAGACGCTCATATGATATGGACTTTGATGCTGATGAGGGCAAGTCGTTTTATGTGCTGAAACCTTGGGTATCATACATTGATGATATGTACAAGATTAGCGCAGTCAACCCGTCCAGTATTGTTTCCGTGACCACACCATCTCCAATAGTGATTGAACAGTACACAACTTCTCTGATCGAGATCATCAAATACATGGATGAGACCTCGCAAAAAGTTGAACCAATCAAAACAGCAGTATCTCCAGACTCACATAATGTGGTTCAGTTCCCTCCTAAGAGCAGTGTTCAACTACTTACCGAAGACTAAAATGAAATTAGATCAATATTATACAAAACCTGATGATGCGAAGTCGTGTTTAGAGTTGCTTGAACAGTATTATCCACTAGAAAGTTTCGACCACATTGTCGAACCCTCTGCTGGTACTGGTTCATTCTCTGATCTACTGCCCTTAGAAAAACTATCAGCAGTTGACCTCAACCCAAAGAGGGATTACATTCAAGAGAAGAACTTCTTTGATTTTGAATATCCATCTTCAGGGCGAGTACTGACCATAGGCAATCCACCATTCGGTCGAAGAGGCAGTATGGTGAGAGAGTTCTTTGAACACGCAGTTGCTCGTTCATCTGTTATCGCCTTTGTCCTTCCCGCAATGTTCTGTAAGAAAGGTGCAAGTGATGCTCTGCCACCTAAGATGCACCTGATAGATGAGTCAATCCGCATAAAGGAATTTGTCTTACCTAATGGTGAAACATACGAAGTGAACTGTGTCTTTCAGATATGGGAGAAGAGAAACTATCCTAGAAGAAAAACTGCTAGAGAAAAAACCTATGACGATTTCACTATTCGTCACGCCCATTACAGTCGTGTCCCAGAAAGAGAGATACTGAATCTCAAGTCTAAGTCAGACTTCTGCATAAATCAAATCATCGGTAAAATCACCTCACTAGAAGAGGTTGAAAGTGGTTCGCAATACTTCATTCAAGACAATACGAAAGATAAGAGAGTTGAGCAAGTTTTTAGGAATGCCGACCTTACAGAATACCAGAATAACGCAACCATCAAAGGTATGGTATCATTTTCCAGAGAAGATTTAGTAGAGATTTACAAAAAAGGTATAAATAAAGTAACTAAGACTGCTACCCTAGAGGACTTCATGTGAAACTGTTTTCTGAATACAATAATATTCAAGAAGGATTCTTGAAGAAGATAAAAACCTACCTCTTGAAAATAATAAATTCTTTAGGGTTTGGCAAAAGTGCAAGCATCCCATTGGGTGCAATTTCTCTAAATGAAGCAACTAAGCAAACCAAGGGCGGGAACGGTTTTGTTGCAGAGTACGTTTGCGCTTACGAACTTGCTAAAAAACTGGATGGGGTTGGGTTAAAGGTTACATCAGATATCGAAAAATTAAAATCTGAAATGAAAACAAAGACAAAACAATTTTCAGATGCAGGTTTAGATTCCACCCAAATAAGAAGAGCAACGAATCAGGGCGAAGCGATAGCAGAAAGTATGTTTCAATCAATTATTAAAAACGGAGAAGACCTAGTATTCGTTGATTATAAGTTTAAGCATGGCGACCACAGCTATGAGGTTCGCCCAACTGGAGCAGACACGGGTAAAGTCACTGCCGATGACATAGAGTTGATTGTTACAAAGGAATCAAAAGGCAGAGTTGAAACCAAAATATTAGTGTCCCTAAAGGCGTATGCCAGTTCAAATACTTCTCTGGGGTCAAATTCGTCAGTCGCTTCCTTGCAAAAGATGTTTATTGGAGGGGAGAAACAGCAGAGAAACGCCACAACTGATGCTGCTTTCGTTAAGGCATTCGGAGCGTTGGGTAAAGAAATGTTAGATGCTTTAGAAGATTATAAAAACGAAGCATCGGGATTCATGAAAAGTAATAAAAAACCTGCAAAAGAATTAAGAGCATACTGGGACGCTAAAGGTAAAAAGGCATCTAAAAAGACTGGTCTTTATCCTAATAATCTCAGGGCGCAAGAAGTTGGAGACAACTACACAAAAAAGCGTGGATACAAGCAAGAACACAAATTATCAGAAATATTTGTTAAACTTTACAATAAAGGTAAAACTAGTGTTCGTAAAAATGGAAAAGAATCTACCCTCCGTAAAGGACTTATGGAAATATTGGGAGTAGATACGTCTGTTGTTACATACAACGCAATAGCAAATGCAGAAGGAGTTGTCACAGAGGTTGTCAATTCGAATGTTTCTGACTCATATAGAAGACTCTACCTTGCCATTATGAATGGCGCAGACGTTAACTTAACCACAGTTAATAGGAATGGTAAGAGTACAATAAAAGTAGAAGTCGTCTACAAAGGCGAAAAAATCAACGGTCTGACCATGTCTATGTGGAAAGATGGGACACTTCAGTTTAAATTCGATTCAAAAAAATAATTCCTTGACATTTGACTTCAGATGCTTATAATAGAGTATTGAAATTGAGTAATAAAGGAAGTAAACATGAAAGAAAAGACTGAAACAACCGAAGCACCCGTAAAGTTAAAACCTCGCGAAAAACCCCACTATGTCAATAATAAGATTTTCACACAAGCAGTTATTGACTACGCCTTAATCGCTCAAGAAGCAAAGGCAAAAGGTGAACCCGCACCGATGGTTACTAACTATCTTGCAACTAGTCTCTTAAAGATAAACGAAGGTCTATCACACAAGTCTAACTTTGTTCGCTATACCTATCGCGATGAAATGGTGATGGATGGCGTTGAGAACTGTCTCAAAGCACTCGCCAATTTTGATGGCACAGCAGCAACTCGCAAGGGCAACCCTAACGCTTTCGGATATTTCACACAGATATCTTGGTTTGCATTTCTACGAAGGATTGCTAAAGAGAAGAAACAGCAAGATGTTAAACTAAAATATATTGCAGAGTCTGGCATTGATGAGTTCATGGTTGACGCTGATGAAGACCCTGAAGTAGCAAAGGCAGTCCAATCATTCGTTGATAACCTCAGACGCAGGATTGACGAAGTGAAAGAGAAAGACCAGAAGTTTGACTACTACAAGAAGAAAAAACTTACGAATAAACGGAAGTCTACTGACTCCGATCTTACGGATTTTATTGAGGAATAACCTTTGCGAATAGCTCTACTCAACGACACTCACTGCGGCATTAGAGGCAGCAGTGAAATCTTTATTAATTATCAAGAAAAGTTTTACACCGATGTATTTTTCCCCTATCTTATTGAGAACGATATCAACCACATCATCCATCTGGGTGATTACTATGAGAACCGAAGGTTCATCAACTTCAAGGCACTGAATGCTAACCGCAAACACTTCCTTGAGAAACTGCGTGAGTATAGTATCACTATGGATATCATCCCAGGTAATCACGATACCTATTACAAGAATACCAATGACCTCAACTCCCTCAAAGAGTTGCTTGGTCATTACATGAACGAAGTCAACATCGTAGAAGAACCAACGGTGTTAGACTATGATGGTATGAAGATAGGTCTTGTTCCTTGGATATGTCAGGACAATGAGGATAAGATTCAAACCTTCCTCAAGAATTGTTCTGCTGATGTTATCGGTGGACACTTTGAACTTATCGGTTTTGATATGATGCGCGGTGTTCCATGCACACACGGAATGACCTCGGACAATCTCAAGCGATTTGAGTTAGTCATGTCTGGTCACTATCACGCTAAATCAAACCAAGAGAACATTCACTATCTTGGTTCACAAATGGAGTTCTTTTGGAATGACGCACACGATGATAAATTCTTTCACATCCTCGATACAAAGAGCAGGGAACTACTGCCAGTTCGAAATCCCGTCACTTTGTTTGAGCGCATACGGTATGATGATACCAAGCATGATTATAATGCAATGCCTTTGGAATATTTGGATAATAAGTTTGTAAAGGTTGTTGTTATCAACAAAACTGATGCATTCACCTTTGACCGATTCCTTGATAGGGTACAGCAGAGGCAGATACATGAGTTGAAAATCCAAGA